GAGACAATCCGTTACGGTTATATTATTTGTGCCTGTGCCGTTGGAAACAAAAACTTCAAGATAATCAGACGTAGCCACGGAGACGTTGTAAAAAACTCCCAGGTTAGCCGTATTAGATGCGGACACTAATCTGGAGATTTTAGCGGCAGAGATAACAGTGCCATTTTTTGCTAAATGCACTGTCAGATTTTGATTTGTCCCGACAACATCCAGAGTCACAGAAGCCGTCAAAAGAACTGTAGTCGTCGTGGATCCTGTGTAAGTCAGCTTGCCTGTCGTATCTACTGTAAAACTAGAAAAAGTTCCAGCTACAAATGTCCCTGCGGCTTTTACAGGTACATTTTGAGTAGAGATTGTCGTGGCAGTTGAATTACCGTGCATAGACACTTGCGCGTTTATTTCATCAGCAATAGACGTTATCTGAATGCCACCAGCATTCACTGCTTGGACGCTAATACCTGATCCAGCGACAATGCTTGCAATTGTCGGAGATGCTGCTGTTGTGTTCAAGAGGATCGGGAGGCCGTCAGCGTTAGCCGTGAAGTTGTGGCTAATCTTGGCGCCGTTCTCAGCGGATACTGAGGTCACTATACCTGGTCCTGCTTCAAGGTTACGGATCTGATTGACAGTGCCATCAACGTCCAGGATAGCCGTGCCGGTGACAGCACCTTCCTGCACAATGGTCCCGGTAACACCCAAGCCGCTCACAAAGTTGTCGTAGCTGATCTTGTAGTTTGTGCCATTAACAACATAGTCCAGGTAGCTATTAGCCAGGACCGTGCTCTGTTGGACAAACTCGCTTTTCTTCCTGCCCTGCGCTCTATCCACCATTAGTATTTAGCTCCAAACCAATTGCGCCAGTTGTCTCGGCAAGTATCTCTGCCTCTGAGGCGTCGTAGAAGTGTCCTGGGTAACCGTACACCGTGTCCTCGTTGCCTGAGCCGACGGGCAGGGTAGATGGGTTCTTAGTTGTTGCAATGCGCTGTCCTAATAACCTCATGGTCTGGAATCCATCACGCGCAGCCCTTACCAGGCCGTCTGAGATTACACCGCCGTAGTCGGGTGAGACCTCAATCGCCAGGTTGGCAATTAGTCCTCGAAGCGCACCAGTTGGGATAGTTACCTGGTCACCTAGATCTGTGACGACGGTATAACCCAGACTTATCCCGGATGCGTCGAGCTGTGCCATGTAGTTATTCATGGCGAAGATGAAGTCCTGGTACTCGTCAGCCTCTAATGGGGCTTCAGATGCCTGGACTAGAATTCGTTGTAGTGCCGCCTTTGCGACCTGAGCGACAGTAGCCATTACTCGTATTTATTCCCGCTTCTATTCATGGGTTTAGGCTTCTTTTTGTTCTTCTTCTTTCGGGCCTTTTCAGCCGCAGCCATGCCTTCTTTGGTGTATGGGAATTTCTTTCCATCTATATCTGGCATAAATCACCTCATTCAAATGTGGGCTTCTTTTTTGCTGTTTTTGCTGCTGCGCGGAATGCACCTGCTGTTGGTGCTCCTGGGTCGCCTGGAGAGCGAGTCCTCTCTACTTTGCGGCCCTCAGCCTTTTGGCGCTTTTGGCGCTTTTTCTTTTTATGCATGTTAGCGTATAGACCGTCACTCATATTTTGCACTCTTCTTACCCTTACACTTCCAGCGCTTTCTGGATAGTCGTAATGGGCTGTTGGGGTCCCGTGCAGCTTCTGGATGATCTTTCATCTGACCGGCTGATCGAGCACAATATGCGTCACCCTTTTTTGTACCAGGGCGAACTCGTGAACCGCCACCCTTTGCCTTCCCGGCTTGGCCATAAGAGACCTTCTTGCCGGATGCGGTGACCTTTACCTTAGCCTTGCCTTTACTTGGTTTTGCCATAAAGAATCAGGGGGCCGAAGCCCCCATCCTCAGTCAGTCGCTAGACCCCAAAGCCTTTTCCGGCAAACAAGGGGTTAAATGTGGCGTACGCCGGCAAGAGATCGAAACGAATCTTTTGCGTGTTAGCGTCACCGTCTGCGTACTTAGATACTCGGATTGACATACCGTCGCTAGTAGTAGCGATAGTGTCAGTAGAGTAGAGCTTAGGTAGCTTAACAGTACCCATACCGAACGCTTGCTTCGTGTAGAAGAGGTTAGGCTGGTACAGAGTTGAAGCAGCACCAAGGATCGTTACAACCGCAGCGTTTGCAGGAGCAGCGTCTACGTTGTTGTACTGACCGTTGGCCTCGTAGATAGCAGCACCAGAAACAGTAACTGTCGCAGCGTTAGCAGCAATAGTCACATCTGCAAGTACAGTGCCCGTCCAAGGAACGACAGCGCCAGTTGCGTCAAGCATAGGCTGACGAGTAGCTACGTTGAGACGATTAACGCCTGCAATAGTTACCATGTCACCAGCTTTGATAGTACCAGTACCCAGACCGTTCAAAGAAAGAACCTGAGTCATAGTGTCTTTAGCTGTGACGTAAGTTGCGTCAGGAGCAGCAGCCAAAGCGCCAGCACGGTCAGTAGTAGAACCTGAAGTGTAGCTAGGCAGTGCGTTAGAAGTAAGCGCCATCATGCCACCGAAAGACTGGCTGATCTGTGCTTTTTCCCATGCTGTACGAACAAGGCCATCAGCCGCATTCAGACCGTTCTGAGCTGAAGACAGCGCAGTAGTAGTGAATGGGTTCATGATGTAATACTTCTCGTCGCTCATAGGAACGCCGATTGAATCCATCAATGCACCAGCACCTGCTACGTCGCCCCAAGCATCAACAGCAGTGCCGTGAGTACCATACTTGAGTGAAGCGTTCTTGTTCATGTATGAACCAAGATCAAGCTCAAGGTCAGTCACAATGCGACGGGCCATAGGCTCGAGGATCTGGTCGAGTTGGTCTAGCTCTAGAGCTTCCTCAACATTGCCCCACTCAGTGGCAGCAGTGAAGTAGTCCTGGACCGTACCAGTTGCCTTACCTGCAATGATGTCTGACTTATCAGATCCGCTGATGTCACCACCAGAAGTACGGATGCTGTTGTAGTCGTGTGGACGCTTGAAGTCTACGTTAGAGCCAGAAGACGGATTGAACTTGCCGCTCAAGAGCTGCGTGTTTACTGTCTTAGTTAGAACCCGTGATGCTTCAAAGGCATCAAGAAAGACGCGAGCGACTTTCCGGGTGACGTTACTATTAAGATTATTAGCCATGATTTACATTTCCTATTCAAATATAGCGCCTTGGGGCCCTTTAGGTTTGGGGGCTGATCCTGCTCCTCGTGGAGCATCTAGTGGATCTGGCGCATTGTTAACTTTGGGTTTAAGCGATGCAGCCTTCTGCTTAATAGTCGTTGCTATCTTTACTGCCGCCAGGGTAGGTGGCATGCGAGATAGCTCATCAAGATCTGTCAAGTTGTTAGCCAGGTACTTAGTAATCAACGGACCGTGGTCGTCTGACAGTATGTAAGATACCAGCGTGTCGTCCATGCCGAACTGCGCTACTGTGTTACCTGCTACTTGCAATTCCTCCGGTTTAATACCGAACTTCGTTGCCTTGTCAGAATAGCTCTTGATCTGACCGTTTAACTCTTCTTGCTGCTTCATTTGCTCTTGGTATGCCATCTGACGACGGTTATCTTCGATAGCGCGTTGCCTGGTGTCATACTGAGCTTGCTCAATCAGTGCTCGTTCCCTTTGCTGTATCCGCTGTCTGTATTCATCATCTGAGAATGCAAACGGGTCGGGCAGGTCCGGTACGACGGGCTTCTGTTGAGCTGGAGCATTAGACTTTAATTCTTCAAGTTGCCGTTCAAGCTCACGCTTTTCGAGTTCAATCGCCTTCTTCTCAGCGACCTTCACCCCTACGGTCTTGTTGAATATCTCCTGCTGCTCCGGTGTAAACTGGACATGTTTTTCCTGGTCCTCACCAGTATCCGGTGCTGAGTCGGATTCCTCCTCCACCTCTGGAGTAGGGTCTTCAGATAGGATCACCTCCTGTTCGTCATCAATATCGTAATCGTCTGAAATCAGCTCGCTCATGCTTATGTCCCTTAGTTAAGGTAAATGCCCTGAAAAGGTCAGGTGGCCTATAATCCCCGAAATTGGGTAAATGCCCAGATAAGCTCTGGTGGGCTTGTGCAGAGTATAGCATATGTTGCATGCGGTACCCTGCGGGTTTACAATATAGCTCTACCTGGAGAACTATTATGATCAATCTAAGCCAAGACAGTCTTGCCTGGATCGAAGCTATTAAGATATCGCCAAACAACATGACCGAGGATTACTTGCTTGAGCTCATGGATTACGATGGCATTCCAGAGCCCGAGCAAAGAGAAATCGTTAAGGTCTTACGATCCCTCGCCTAATCATCTCGTCTGCCATGGGCTGGTCAATGACGCCGTGTGTTCCGGCCATCAGAACTTTTCCTGCCGCAGATGACACCTTGCCTCCAGGTATCGCTGCATTACCCCGCCTGGCCATCTCTTGATTAAAGTCTAGCTCAAACCCTTTGGGTCCGGTAATAGGGTTTAATTCCATGATGTTAAAACCAGAGTTTAGCCCACCCAAGATACGCCCATGCACATCAGTAGAGTAGGTTTTGTGGAAAGCAGGGCGCCTTGATTGACCTAGGTCTAGCTCATACACCGAGCCAATATCGCCTACATTAGGGTTAAATTGATCTGGGTCTGTAATGATTGCTCTTGCTTGAGACAGATTAAGAGAACCTGCATCCCTGAACTCATCAAGGGCGTTGGTTACAAGTTTTCTTTTGCCTCCAGCGTTATCCAAGAATTCCATCGCTTTTGCAGAGTCCATTCCTGGCCATTCCGGAAGACCTGGGACCTTGCCGGTGCCTTCGCGTATTCGCTTATCTAAAAGCTTTTTATCTGACCTAGACATCATTTGCCTGGCATAAGGAACCATGATGTCGGTGGTCATAGTTGCAAAGTCTGGTGATGGTGCCGCCATCCCGTAAGGAATAGCTATTACAGGACGCCCAGATAAAGCCTGAGCCCTGGCTGCTCTGTTTTCTATTCCGCTAACAGCTCCCTCGGCACTGCCCCATGCAGAATTTCTGGCACGGTTTCTAGATTGAGCGCCGTAATATCTACCACCCTCCATTACGGCATTAACAGGAACGCCATTAATAGAGGTGACGTTCTCTAATGCGCTGCGAGAGGTGTCTGCCATCATTGAGACCCAGGGGCGATCAATAAGGTCCTCGGCAGATAGAAGGTTAATCCTATTAAACTCTGGCGCACTCATCTCAACCTGCATTTGGTTTACTGAGTCTACATCACCCACACGCTTTAAAAGCTTAGTGTCTCTCGTCACCTCTGGGATGTCGCCAAAGAGCTCACGCATAGAGGATTGGTCTGGAGACATATCCATGCGAGCACCACGTCTAGCTGTCCTGCTGCCTGGGATTGCGTTCATAGCTAAGATAGCGCCAGCCTGGGACCTTAGAGATTGAGCCAGGTCGAACTGTCCCGCCCGTTCCGCCTCGAGTGCCTGGCCTCGTAGTTGCTCTGCCTCGTACGCACCCATAGCAAGCCCAGCGCCAGGAATAAAGTCTACCGCTGTCATTAGCGGATCTTCGACCATCCCCTCTACCATCGCACCGCCAAACCTAGCTGCGTCTCTACCCATGTCTGCAAGAGACGTATCAAGCATGTAGCCCAACGCAGAACTGCCAGCGTCCAGCATGCCTGTGCCGTAGTCCGTGAGAGCTCCTGTAACGCCGAATGCGCCACGATCGGCCGTAGGCATTACATTGCCCCTAGCCAATACGTCTCGGCTCATATACGCCC